AAGTAGTAGAACTATACGAAGAAAATAGAAGTGTCCTTTACACAAGTGGATTTGAATCAACACGTGACGCATTAATACAATCAACTGGTCTAAGAGCCACAGATATTATAGCAAATCAAGGTGGGGATCTTGATCAACAGTTAGTTATTGATTTAAACAGAGAGATTTTTAATCGAGCTGATGATAGATTTAATGTTTTATTCTATGAAAATTTAAATAAGTTTAACATGGATGAAGAATCAGCTAGGGATGCGGCCTACAAAATAGTTATAGAAGAGTTAAATGAAAGTAAATTTGACGAAGGAGACGTTATTTCTAGAGCTGAAGTATCAGAAAGATCTGATTCACTGTGGAGGCTAGTAAATGAAGTTGGAATTAATAATTATGTTGGACATGAGTCTGTCTTGGATGGGGAGGATACTCTATTAGACAATGCAGAAGCTTATTTTAATGGTGAAGTACGGGAATTAGACCCTGTATGGACTACTTTATCTAAAGCGTATAAAGACATGAATCCACTTCAGTTAGCTCACGATAGACTGGTAGCATTAGGTAGAATTAAACCTAAACTTGGTTATACACAGGATACCATAATACTTGAAACTGATAATAGATTGTTAACTCACCATAATAATCCTGCTAATACTGTACAGGCATTTACACATCCAGAAAATGTAGAAGCTATGCTAACTGCATTAACTGAGCCAGATTCTACTGTTGATACTGTTCAGTTAATGAAAAACGGTAAACTACAAACAGTAGAAAATTTACCATTAGACAAACCATTATCAGAACATACTTTATCAGAAATATATCAATTAGTACAAGATGGGTATACTGGATTTGGTCAATATGGATTTACCAACGAAGCCTTAATACAACTGTTTGAAGATAACTTTGACCAGTTAAATTTTGGAGAAGACTTATTTGATGCAGAAATGCAAAAGAGTCTTGTTTTAGCTAGATTATTATATAAAGCTAATAACCCATTAAAGTTTAGTACAGGAACTGATACTATTTTTAGAAGATTAATGAAATTTGATAAGGAAGATATAAAAGAATATGAGGCTTTAATTCAAGATTTACCAGCTTTTAGTCACCCCAGTGTATTGAGTGAAGCGGCCCTCAGAGAACAATTAAACCAAACTTTAGGTGAATGATGGAAGAAACTAATTATGTCCCTGATGGAATCCCTTCGATTGACGAGTATCGACTAATTGCTGAAGAAGAAAGAAAGAGAGAAGAAGCTATTAAACAATCGGAGCTTAACGCACAAAGGGAAAAAGAAGAATTTGAAAATAAACAAGAAGATCCACGTAACACTGAAGGCAACTGGGGATTTAGAGCTCTTGCAAAAGAAGGTCAATCTATACTAACTGGTGGTATCCAAGATACTTTATCTTCTGCTACAACATTCGGAGAACGTACATACGATGCTTTGTCCGGAGAGATGCAACGTGAAAAAGAAGAGACAGGTTACTATCGACCAGACTGGGACCCATTCGTAGATCATGAAGATCCTATTATAACTAAAACATGGTGGGGTAAACTACTACGAGGTACTGTACATTTTGGTACTATGGCTGCTGGTATTGTGTTATCTGCTAAAGGATTAGCGGCTGCTGGCGTTCCATTACTCGGAGCAGCATCTTTAAAAATGTTAGGTCTTAATACTGTCACGAGAGCTATGGCTATCGGTGGTATATCTGATTTAATATCAAAAGAGTCAGACGGACATAATGCGTTAGGTGCTTTAACTGAGCGTTATGGTTGGATGGATACACCATTAACTACTAAAGATACTGACCATCCTATAATGATGAAATTTAAAAACATTGTTGAAGGGATGGGTATAGGACTTGCATTTGATGGAGCTGCTTATTTAATCGGTAAAGGTGGTGGACGTGTTAGAAATCAAATTATTGCAAGAAATACAAGTATAGAAAATCAAACAACTACAAACGCACTTATACAAATACGTAGAGGTGATGCACAATTCCGTGCTGATAAAAACTCACCTATTGCTGCAAGACATCAAGGAGCACATACCTCAACTGTTGATCCAGCCACGGCTAGAGAACAATTAAGACGTACTCGTAAAGACTGGGGATCAGAAGATGGATCTACTGGAGGGATCACAACAGCTGCTGAACGTGAACGTATAGCTCGAGAAGGTGGTACTACAGAAGCAGTAGTTGAACGGACGTTACGAGGATTAATGAGCGATGAAAAGTTTAAAAGAGAGCTAGAATCAATCAAAGGAGATAGAAAGTTATTAGCAGATGTCTGGGGTGATGCTGTTGAATCATACATGAAAATCACTAATGGACGAGAAGTTGTTGATATGTCTCCAGAAGAATATTTAAGTGACTTATTTGAAAAACAAAAAGCAAGCATACCTTTAGGAGATACAACATTTGAGACATGGACTGGAGAAACTGTAGTAACAGCTGATCTAGTTGTAGGTGATTTACTTAAGAAATTACGTGATACTGGAATAGCTGGTCGAGAACTAGCTGAATATGTATCACTAGATGATATAGATGGTCCAGCAAAACAGATTGTTGATACTATGCTAACTGCTATGTATCAAACTAAGAAGTCTAGATTTGTTGCTTCAGACTATTTTAGATCGTTCAGTGCTGGTAGAAATCTTGATGAAATAAATGCTGCTGTTGATGCTGCTGTTAAGTCAGACATGAAAGATGTTAAAGAATCTATCATGAGTATTCTGAAAATAGCTAAAGATGATCCAGATGATAACTTATTAAATTCATTATTTGAAGCATTCTCTATGATGAAGAATGTTAATAATTTAGACGATTTTGATAACTGGGCAAGAACTGTATTAAAAGGTGGTCAAATAGCAGGTGAAGGACCAAATCGTACTGGTGCTTTAATTCGTAGCTTACAAGAGATGATAAGTCATAGTGTACTAAGTGGTCCTAAAACTCCTATGCGAGCTATTTTAGGTACAGGTAGTGCAACCTTCTTACGTCCTATATCTACTTTTATAGGTGCAACTATGCGTTATCCATTTACTGGAGATTCAGCTACAATACGTGGTTCATTAGCATCTATGAATGGTATGATGGAAGCTATACCAGAAGCTTTTGATTTATTTTTTACTAAATTAAATGGTTACTGGACTGGTGATTTATCGACTGTTAAAACTAGGTATATTGAGTTTACAAAAGGAGATGATAACTGGGAATTAGTACGAAGATGGGCTGAAAGTGATCGAGCAGATTTGGGAGATAAAGCTGTCTTTAACTTTGCCAATATGATTCGCAGCATAAATAATAATAATCTTTTTACTTACTCTACTAAAATAATGGCAGCAACTGATGATGCTTTTACATTTCTATTAGGTAGAGCTAAGATGAGAGAAAAAGCTATGCGGCGTGTGTTAGACTTACAAACAGAAGGTATTGAGTTACCTCAGATTACTGCTGATGTCATGAGACAATATCAAGATGATTTCTACGCAGAGATCTTTGATGCTAATGGTAATCTAAAAGATGATGCAACTTTATTTGCAAAGAAAGAAGTTACACTTACACAAGAGTTAACTGGTTGGGCAAAGAGTCTAAATGATATTATGACTTCTAATCCTTTTACCAGACCTTTCTTTCTATTTGCTAGAACTGGTGTAAACGGATTAGCGTTAACAGGTAAACATACACCCGGATTTAATTTTCTTGTTAAAGAATTTAATGATATAGCTGCTGCCCGTGCTGGTGATTTAGGTAAAGTTCAAAAATATGGTATTTATAGTGTAGAAGAATTACACAATGCTAAAGCGTTACAGACTGGTAGATTAGCTATAGGAGCTGCTGTTGTATACATGGCTTCACAAGCTTGGATGGATGGACGATTAGCTGGAAATGGACCAGTAGATAGACAGACTAGAAATAACTGGATGGATGGTGGTTATCAACCTAGAACTATAGCATTAGGTGATGTACGTGTAGGGTATGATTCTATAGAACCTTTTGGTCTTATATTATCAACCATAGCTGACGTAGGTGATGCTAGTATGTTGATGGGAGAAGAGTGGACAGAAAAAGAACTACAAAAGATCTCATTAGTTATAGCTCAATCTATTACTGGTAAGTCTTATTTAGCTGGTATTCAGCAATTAGTTGATTTAGTAGCTGGACGTCCCGGTCAAATAGACCGTATTGCAGGTAGTTTATTTAACAATACTGTACCTTTAGCTGGTTTACGTAATGAGTTAGGTAAGTTTATTACCCCTTACATGCGTGAAATTAACTCTGGTGTAATGCAATCATGGCGTAACCGTAACTTAGCTAGTGAATATCTAACTGGTGATCCTTTACCTATCAAGTATGATATATTAAATGGTAAGCCTATTAAAGATTGGGACTTCATGACTAGAGCTTTTAATGCAATTAGTCCTATTTCACTTAGTCTTGATAATACTCCCGGTAGACAATTCCTATTTAATAGTGGCTACGACTTAAGACTCTCTGTATTTTATGCTCCTGATGGTACTAATTTAACTGATAGTCCTCATATCAGATCACAATTCCAAGAAGCTATAGGTAGTTTTAATTTAGAAAGAGAGTTAGATAAGTTATCTAACGATCCTAAAATTATTGCTTCTTTAGAATTAATGAGATCTGACATACGAAACGGTAGACGTGGAGATTATAACGCTAGAGATTATTATCATAATAGAATAATTGATAGATTATTTAAAAATGTCAGATTAGCAGCATGGAATAAGATTAAAAATAGAAGTGAGATTCAAGCTTTAATGAGAGAACAAGCTAATATAAGTTATATGCAAGGACTAAAACAATTTGAATCTTCTAATTTATTACTAACTCAAATTTATAAATAAATGGCAACAACTTATAATGAAGACGGAAGTAAAGCTGTCCGCAAACATGAAAGACCTTGTCCTTCTGGATTCTACAGAGATAAGGAAACAGGCAAATGTGTACAGGCTGGTGTAGGACCAGAGTACAAACCATAACAATCTTAAATAAATGGCAACAACATTCGTAGATTATACAGGTGATGGGAACGCAACAAAAGCGTTCTCATTTCCTTCTTACAAAGAAGCCGATATTAAAGTAGATGTTGATGGAGTTGTCAAATCATCAGGTACACATTATAACATTAC